TAGGCTGCAGCCAGTGTAGAAAATCCAATCTGACGAGCTTTAAGAACTATAGTATATCTATCACTTAACCAAGCTTTAACAGTTTCTTTTTGCGCGTCCCTCAAAACAAAAGGAATGCGTCCTTGATTAGGATGTTTAATATAAGCATAGTTTTCACAAAAGAATGCAAAAGCTTCTGCTAGTTCTGCTGGTGTTGCATTCTCTGGACCACGGCACTTTCTAAAGTTATATTCATTTAAGAGTTCATCTAATTGCATTAAATATTTCTCCAGAATTCTAATCCTGAATATCTAGCTATTGTCTCTGGCAAGAGCACATCCTCTGGTCTCCTAGACACCTTCTGCACTTTGGGTCGAATCGTGTGTAAATGTTTAATGCCTGTGAGGCTGTCTTCGGAGATACCTGAAACATCTTTAATGTTTTCAAATTGATGATTATATTTTTCAATTTCCAAGAAGTCATAAATCTTATTAATCTCCTGCTCTGGATTGTTTATAAAATCATCATAATCCACAAAATGAAAGAAGTGTCTAAACTCAGGAATTAAAGCATGTTTCATATTATTTAAACATGGAACTATATCTTTATCAACTCTCATTAACCAATCTGCTCTGCGGTCAGCCATTGGTTTGTCTGGAAAAGTACTAGCCAAAACCTGTGCATCCATCTGACTATTTTTAGAATCAGGATGAGCGTTAATGATTGTGTCAAAAGAAACAAGAATGTCTAAAATATTTCTTACTGGACAAATAAACTTAATCTTTTTATTAATAAAATTACTAATTAAACCTACACCTAAATCACTTGGCCAATTTAAATTCTTATCAATAATATATTTAGCTGATTTATCTGCATAGAAAATATGTGGAGTATTAACTAAAACACTTGCGATTGCGTCATTTCTTTCATAATCAATATTTTCTATCTTATTAAAAAAGTTATATTGGTCCACCATCATTGACCATAATGGACTTGCTGGCGAAACCCAAATATCAGGATTCTGATTTAATATTTGACTTAATATTGTTGCCCCACTGCGTTGTAAGCCAGCGAGAAAGAAAAATTCCTTCGTCATTTTTATCCTTCGTTTATTTTATCGTTCTTCTAATTCTGCAACCCTTGCTGAAAGTTCTTGTATCGCATTAACTAATATTGGTACTAGTCTACCATAAGAAGCCTCAAGCCTATCAGGATTATTGCGATATGTTAATTGTAACGTCTCATGAGCATTTAACACATCTTCTAATGAAGCTAAATCTTGAGCTATGAAACCCATGTCAGGAATATCAACCTTACCACCATCACGTGTATTCCAATCAAACATTACAGGCTTTAATGAATTAACAAAAGCTAATCCATGTGGAAGTCTTTGGATATTCTTCTTGTCACGCTCATCTGATATAGTTGTAATTGTACTAGTAGCACAACGTAGAGTTGTAATTGAAGAGTCGCCTAATGTTATTTCATCACTTACTGTTGCAGATGATGATGCTGCATTGTAACCAAGAACTAAGTTATTACTACCTGTTGTATTTGAAAAACCAGCAGAATATCCAAAGAATGTATTATTTGTTCCAGTTGTAAGAGATAAACCAGATTGTTTACCAATTGCAGAGTTACTATCACCCGTTGCATTTCTTAATGCTTCTTGTCCAAGAGCAGTATTATTAACTCCAGTCGTTGCTGTACTAAGTGCTTGTTGGCCAATTGCTATACTTCCAGATGATGTTGTAAGATTTTCTCCAGCGTTAGCACCAAATGCTATGTTTTGACCACCAGTAGTTACATTTCTCAATGCATAATAACCAATTGCTACGTTAGCAACACCAGTTGTTAATGTTTGAAGTGCTTGTCTGCCAATTGCTACGTTTGGTGGATTATTAGCTGCACCAACAAAGTTTTGCATTGCACCAGAACCAATAGCTATTTCAGACCCAGAAACAGTATTCTTATTTAAAGCTGCTCCACCAATTGCTATGTTTTCATAGCCTGTTGTATTATAAAACAACACTCCATTACCAATACCAATATTGCTGGCACCTGTTGTATTATTTTGTAATGCGCCATTACCCATGGCCATGTTATTGTTACCTGTTGTGTTGTTTTTTAAACAATTCCAACCAACAGCTACGTTATAACTTCCACTATTTTTATTTCCACCATAATTACCACCCATTGCATAGTGACCAATTGCAGTGTTGTAATCTCCACCTGTTGCAAAACCTAATGCATAATAACCAACAGCTGTGTTGCCAGCGGTATTAGTGTAATATAGTGCTGTGCGGCCAATTGCAGTATTGCCAGAACCAGTAGTATTTGAAAATAGTGCTGCACCACCAACTACAGTGTTACCAATACCAGAAGTATTTGATGTTGCTGCTTGAGAACCAACTGCAGTCAAGCCAGAAGCAGTATTTGCTTTACCTGCTTGATAACCAATTGATGTAGTTCTTAAAGCTGTAGTAACCGAAGAACCAGCTTCATAACCAACTGCGGTAAAGTCTGCTTTTGGACTACCATAAAAAGTTCCAGCTGTCCATGCATAACCAGCTTTGTAACCAATTGCAGTTATTTCTTGTAATGAATTAAGTGCTGCTTGATAACCAACTGCAACAATTCCATTTCTATCTTGAATTGTGTGAGCAGCTTGGTAACCAACTCCTACGTTATAATCTCCAGTAAAATTTCCTGCTAATGATTCAAATCCTATTGCAACGTTACCTTGTGTTCCACTAGTAGTGCCATACGAACCAACTAAAGCTCTTGCACCAACTGCAACGTTATAGTCACCAGATATTCCATATATACCAGCATAAGAACCAATGTATACGTTATCAGAACCAGTAGAGTTATAATAACCTGCATTTTCTCCAAGTCCTGTATTTCTATTTCCATTAGCAAGACCTAATGTGTAGTGTCCTACAGCTGTGTTGCGAATACCCGTTGTAATTCCAGGATTTGCACCATATCCACCAAGTGCATGCCAACCTATTCCAGTGTTAAATGAACCAGTTGTTATATCTTGTAAAGCATAACCACCAAACGCATTATTATTATCACCAGTTGTTAAATCTTTTGCGGCGTTATAACCAACAGCAATATTATAATTTGCACCTGCTGGTGAAGTTCCATTCATTGCTGCAACACCAGCTGCCATGTTGTATTTAGATGATGTATCGTAGACTGTCCAACCTAATCCCGTCGGGCCAGTAGGTCCTGTGCCACCAGGTCCAGTCGGTCCAGTCGCGCCATTAGCTCCTGCTGGGCCAGTTGGGCCAGTCGGTCCTACTACAGTTGTTGTATTTAAGTTCCAAGCACCAATGCTTGATGACCAAGTCCAGGTGAAATCACCAGACGTAAATTGTTGACCATTTGTTGGTGAGGTTGGGAAGTCTATCGCTGCCATTTGATTCTCCTTACGCCGACAAGTCGCCAACGAGTACGTAGTTGTTTGATGATAGGCATACTAATGATGCAGATGAATACTGAGTGCGTAGTTTTAATCCTGGTGTTGCGTTAATAGTAACGCCAGAAGCTACAACTGTAGTTTGTCCTGCGCCAATTGAAACAATATCAATGCTTTGTCCAGCTGATAATGCAGTTGATGTATTAACTGTAAAGTTATTAGCACTTCCTACATTCATCGTAACAATTTTTCCTGCGTCGCTTGATACACCAGTATAGCTTGCAGTTTGTGCATTGATTGTTTGAGCAAGTGACCATGTTCCAGTCGCACCAGTGGGTCCTGTCGCACCTGTGGAGCCAGTGGGGCCCGTAACAGTTGATGCTGCACCTGTTGGACCTTGTGGACCAGTCGCACCCGTGGCACCAGTAGGACCGATTGGTCCAATTTGTGTATGGATTACTTGTTGAGAAGTAAATATAACGCTTGGTGTTACTGGTGTAGTTGGAGTTGTACCTGCAGCAAGTGTTTCAAGAGAAACACTCGTGCTTTCTGTTTGCCAATATAATTCAATATAATCACCTGCATTAAGTGAAAGCATTAAATTAAGTGCAAGAATTATTTGTCCATGACCACCAGCATGCTGTCCTGGAACAGTTACTTGGCTAGCACTATCTGGTACATCTGTTCCATTTTTGCGGAACCAAACATTTGTATTTACATCAGGATTGCTAACATTCAGAAACTGAATTGAAAACTGAAGATTATAAACGCCGGCATATGTGTGCGTTACTCGACTACTAGAAACAATACTTATACCACTAGAATTTGGGTCAGTATTATTTAATGTTACTGCATAAGCAGTTGTTGTACTTGCAGCTGTTTGGTTTTGCGTCGACCAGAATGAACCCCAATATCCTAATGCACCACCAGCACCAGTAGGACCGATTGGTCCAGTATAACCCGTGGGGCCAGTGTAACCTGTCGGACCCGTGATTGATGCACCAGTAGGGCCTACTGCTCCTGTAGGACCCGTGGGGCCAGTGTAACCCGTTGGTCCTTGGTTAGCGTTACCGAACTCAACCCATTGTGATGAAGTGCCATCGTTATAATAAACATAACTACGACCGTTATTATTGTTATACCAAACTTCTCCAGCAACTGGTGGAGTTGGTGAAGTCGGACCAGTTACTTGGAACTGTCCATCGTCTCCTGTTGGGCCCGTGTAGCCCGTTGGGCCCGTTGCGCCTGTGGAACCTTGCGCACCTGTTGGGCCTATTGGGCCAGTCGGACCAGTATAACCATAGGGACCTGTTGGACCTTGCGCGCCTGTTGCACCCGTGGGACCCGTTACAGTAGAAGCAGCACCCGTTGCGCCCGTGGCACCAGTGGCACCCGTTGGACCAACTGGGCCTGTTGGACCGACACTACCAGTGGCACCCGTTGGACCCGTAGTTACCCATGCTAAGTTATTCCAGTTAGTAGTACCGTCACCAATCTTAAAGCCAGGTCCTGGTGCTGTTGCTGTTGCTGGACCTGTTGCAGGAATGGTTTGAGGTGGGCCTGCGTCAATGCATATACCTATTTCACCAGCCATCAAAATTGGATTGTAGTTGTACCAGTTAGCCTGGGTGTCTCTACGCATTTGAACTAATACAGCCATTTAAAATCCTCTTCTCTTAATTATATCTCTTCTTTGGTCAAGCACATATTCTGCTGGTGTTGTTCCTGCGGCACCTTGGCTTGCGTCAAATGTTCCTACTGCTACTACGCAAGAACCAGTTGCTGCTGCTGAGCCAACATTGCCTGCTACTTTAGAATAAGTAAATGTAGTTGTGCTCGGCACTGTTGTAATTGTATAGGTTCCATTGAAAGTATTATCAATATTAGAAACATAAACGCTTTGTCCTACGGCAAATCCATGGGCTGTTGGGGTAGTTAATGTAGCAACGTTAGATGTCAATGCTTTATTTGAAACTCTAATTCCTGCTGCAAGTGGTGTGGCATCTGGTGCAATAAGGTAGTGGAACATAATCGACAAAGCCGCGCCACCATCAACTACTGTTTCATCTTGGTGGTCAATAAGTAAATCATCTTGCTGCTTTTGCAACTCCCTTTTCAGGGTATTCATCATACGTGACAATAGAACGTTACTGCGTCCTTGAAGAACATCGTTACCTGGGGCGGTCCATACAGCGCGCGTAGTAATCACCCAACCTTTTCTATTGACATTGTAGGAAGCACACTTACCTTCTTTGTTTGCTTTTCACTTATTTCTAATATTGCTGCTTGCAATTCGGCATCAGATAATTCTTTAACAGATGTTTCAGTCTTAATATTAAGGGTTTGTGACTGCTGAATGTAGCCAGTAGCCTTTAAATACAGCTCGGCACTCTTAGTATCACCAGAAATACCTTTAATATAAATAGCATCAAGTAGTTTTTGAGTTCTTTCAGGGGATTGGGACATT